GAATGGTTCAAACATCACAGGACAGATTCAACGGCGTCATCGCCTCGCTGGCCATCAAGGCTCCCTGCAGGGCAGTGTCAGCGGTCGGCAACATTCTCCTCGAGGGCGAGCAGACCGTCGATACTATCGCGGTGGTCACTGGCGACCGAGTGCTGGTGATCGCACAGACTGATCCGGTCGAGAATGGTATCTACTGCGTCAGCACCGGGAACTGGGAGCGCACCGCTGATTTCGATGGCAACCGGGATGTGGCCAAGGGCACCATCGTCAATGTCAACGTGCCGACCAATTCGATAACCTCCTACGTGCAGCTCGAGGACGGCGTCTCGCAGACCAATCCCGTGATCGGCACCGACCCGATCAACTTCACGATATTTTTCAGCCTGAATAACAGCCTCGATGACCTGGCTGATGTAGACCTGACTGGCTGCACCGACGATGACCTGATGTACTGGGTCGGTGGGGTGCTGGTCTGCACCCTTGGCGAGCTGACCTATGACAACGTGACGCTGTACGCCAATGGCAATATCAGGAATGACCACGCGCAGATCCGGGATGTCGCACCGAACAACACCACGCCGACACTCAATCCGAAAGTGGGCGAGATCTGGACCGGCTTGGGCGGCAATGCTGTCGGTGAGCTGGCAGCCATCCTCGATGATGACGGCGCCTCTGGCATTCGTGCCATGCTGCTTAACCGGCCGGCGACCGGGCACACCACGCGGCGCTGGAATCGTGAGCAGATCACAGCCTCGACTACGCAGACTCAGGGCAATGGCCAGCTCACATCGACGCTGGTCGATGTCAACGTGGTCGCCAATACCGATGACACCGTCACGCTGATCCCGCCGCTCTCGGCACTCGATCACATCATCATGAACAGGGGCGCCAATCGCCTGCAGATTTTCCCGCAGGCAGGGCATGACCTGGGGAATGGGACCGATGCCCCGATGACGCTGAATGCCGGCGGCTCGGTGTGGCTCGTCGGCATCAGTGCAACACGCTGGCAGGTGATGTCGATAGGTGCGGGGCCGGGTGGCGGGCCATTGGCTCCGATCCGTGGCACCAAGGCTGTCAAGACTGGATTCATCGCATGGCCGCGCAACGATCTGCCTGACTTCCTGATCCCCTCGGGCACTGGCTCGAGCGAGCAGATTCTCGATTTCAATATCACCGTGTATGACACCGAAGCCGATGCCATTCATGACACGCTGAGCAACAACACGCGCTGGCACATGCCGCCCGGATTCTCGCAGTTTGAAATGATTATCGGCTACAAGCTGGACAGCCTCGGAGATCCGCAGGCTGGCCTCGGTCACGTTCGCCTGCGCCGGAATGGCATCACCAATGGCGCGGTCGATACCGTGCAGGTCGGCTCATGGGAGCCGTGGAATTCGGACAACAATGGCGGCGGCACCAATCAAGCCGGTGCGGCGACTGGCGAGGCCGGAATGCAGTGCTGGTATTCTGGCCTCATCAATATGAATGTTGGCGACTATGTCGAGGTACTGATCCTGTCCCAAGCAGGTGAAAGGGACACGCCGGCGAATGGTTTCTGGGCTGAATTCAGGTTGTTAGGATAATGGCTTTGATAACTGTAGTGCTGCCACCGGGCAATCGCCTGCGGGCATTTAACTGGTTTATTGGCAACGAGCTCGGCTTTGCTCAGATGGAAGCCGGCGACGAATTCGGTGTCGATGACAGCGTCATCAGTCAGGCTGCTCTCGACCAGAAGGCCATCGATTACGCGGCCGATCTGGCGACGGTGCATCAGGACTATGACGATCACCGTGCCGATGTGGCCAAGGATCGACTCAAGGATGAATTCGATGACGATTCGATTGTCACCGCGCTCATCAAGGAGATGGTCGATCAGCTCAATGACATCCGTGCCCAGACCGGCCAGCCGGCACTGACTTTCGGCACGGTCAACGCCAACATCAGGAACAGGATCGGACAGCCATGACCATATTCACTCAGGCACACGCCTACGATCTGGCGCAGCGCTATGTCGGCACCAAAGAGATGAGCGGATCGATGGACAATCCAGCCATCATGGCCATGCTCAAGCTCGACAACGACTGGCCCGAGGAGGACGAGGTCCCGTGGTGCTCGGCCTTCGTGAATTTCATCGCGTGGAGCTGCCGCCATCCACGATCCAAGAGCCTGCGGGCTCGATCATGGCTGCGGATCGGCAAGGGTGTGCCGCTGAATGAGGCCAAGGCGGGTGACATCGTCATCCTGCAGCGAGGCAAGGGCGAGCAGCCTGGGCCCGAGGTCATCGAGGCGCCGGGGCATGTGGGATTCTTTGCCGGCTACATTCCCGGACCTGTCGGCGGCGAGCTCGGGCTGATCGAGGTACTCGGCGGCAATCAATCTGACAGCGTGAAAATTTCGCGGTATCCTGTCGAGCGCCTGCTCGGGGTGAGGAGATTGACATGAGAAAACTGCTGTATTGCCTGCTGATTTGTGCGCCGATCACGTTTGCAGTCGAGCCCAAGACATTCGACTGGATCCCGCCAACACTGAACACCGATGGCACTCCGCTGCCTGACGCGGAGATCGCCAGCTACAACATCTACTGCAATGCAGTCGTGCTCGGCAACGTGCCGAACACCGGCGGCACCGATACATGGACATCGCCACCGCTGCCCGAGGGCTCATACACCTGCCACGCCACCACGCTGGCATCGAACGGGCAGGAATCGGCGCCCAGTAACGCCGTAAATTTTACTGTCGATCCATCAATACCGGAGGCACCAACAAGTTTTTCTGTGTCCCTGCCGTAGGCCCTCCTGATCGGCCACCGGGGCCGCCACCGAGAAGGGTTAGCAGGCCGGGATGCAGTAGTTGATGGATCGTAAGTCGGAAAGGAGATCGTGATGGAATACGTGTATCTGATACTCGCACTGCTCGTCGGAACCGCCACGCATGTACTCAAGAAAGTGGTCGAGGTTCGCAAAACGGACGAGGACTACCAGCTCAAAGACTGGCTCACCAAGTACCCATACCGCACCGCGCTCACGCTGATGGCCGGGGTCGCTGGCTTCCTGATACTGATGGCCACCGAGGAGCTCACCTATGCCTCGGCGTTCATGGCTGGCTACATGGCCAATAGCCTGGGCGGTGTGGCCAAGTGAAAAAATGGCTGTACTGGGCGGCAGGTGGGCTGGCGCTGGCCGCATTCTGGGTGCTCAGTGGGCCAAGTCGGGGCGCGGTCAAGGCCGGCAAGCAGCGTGACGAGCTGATCCTCGAGGGCTCGGGCAGGGCCAAGGCCAAGGCCCACAAGGCTGGCATCAAAGCCGACAAGCACCAGCGCAATGCGGTGGTCGCCGGCGAAACTGGCAAAAAGATCATGGACAAGGTAGGGACCAATGACGAATCGATGGCTGATCTGCTGGATTCTTGGCGCAAGCCTGTTGATGGGGTGCAGCTCGACGCCGACTGAGCTGCCGACCTGCGAAATTCCGGGTCCATCTCCCGAGGTCGGCCAGCCTGTGAGCGTCCCTGAGATGCCCGTAGAGGCATCCAGCACTCTGGAGTCAGCTACCTTCGACCGGGATGGCATCGTGCAGCTCACGCAGGTACGGGTCGCTGCAGTGACAAATGAGCGTGTTGCCTCGGAGAATGCTGCAGCGCTCGAGGCGCGCAACGTCGAAGTCAACGAGCTGATAGAGTGCGCCCGCTATTCAGGCATCTGGATGGAGGTTCGCGAGGAGATGCTCGAGGACCAGAAGCGGGAGCACCTGATGGACAACCTGATGCGCAATGTACTGATCGTCTTACTGGCGGCGGGGTTAGCACTATGAGATTTGAAAAAGTGATCCGGTGGTACTCGATACTGTTGATTGTGATTGCGGTCGGCTACCTGTTCGTGCCGAAGTCATGGGCGACTGGTGACGATGACGATGGGGCGACGGCGACTGCGACTGCCGGCGCCGATGCTGCAGCCACGGCAGGCGCCACGGCCTCGGCTACCGGTGGCGACCTGATCGGCGGCGATGTGATCGGTGGCGATACCAGCATCAGCACGGGCAGCAATCGGGCGTATGCCTTCTCGCACAGTCTGGGCGATGTCGATATCAACGAGGGCCAGAATTGCATGGGCTCCGAGCAGTGGGGCACGTTCGTCGTCAGCCGGCAGACCAATGAGCTCAATCCGTGGTGCGCTGCCTTGTTCTACGAGCTCAACGGCCGGCACGGGTTCGCGGCCAAGATGCGCTGCGACATCAAGATGATCCGCGACAAGTACCTGACCGACGAGGAGTGCTGGCTGGATCAAGAGCTGATCCCTGCTCCCGATGCCGAGCTGGCCGAGATCTACGATCAGGCTGCCCGATTCGAGGAGCATGCGGTCATCGAGGATGAGCATGACGAGGAGCTCGAGGTAGTCCAGATGCAGCAGCAGGTCATTCTCGATACGCTGGCCCAGTACGAGCAGCGCCTCGAGGAGCGGCCGGCACCGGTCGTCGTGCAGCAGGAGCCACGGATCAGCGAGGAGCAGATCGAGCAGGCGTGGCAGCTCATCAAGGGAGCGAAAGGGGAGCCGGAAAAATGATTACGATGGAGCAGCTCAAGGAATTCAAGGGACTGATCGCGGGGCTGGCCACGCTGGTCACGGTGCTCATTGTGATCGGCGGTGCGCTGATGGAATGGCGGGTCAGGGCCAATGTATCCGCAGCCCTGGCCGCGCAGGATATCGGCACCGATATCAAGATCGTGGAGATGGACAAGGTCGCCGCGCTGAACACTGCCGGCGTGACCGCCAACAAGGACAACATCGAGGACAACGAGCGCCGGGTCGAGCAGGCCTTTGCCGTGTTGCTCGGCCGAGATCCCGAGGAGGATCCGTGACCACGGACTGGTGGATGTTCCTGATCGCGCAGTCGGTGGTGATCGTCGGCGCGATCCTGATTGCCTACATCAGGACGGCGGTGGCCATTGCTGTGCTGAAATCCAACACCGCGGATCTCAAGAAAGATCATGCCACGCTGGTCGGTAAGGTCGATGGGATCAGCCGAGCGGTCGCTCGACTCGAGGGTGCTGCCGAATAAAAAGGCCGCCCGGAGGCGGCCCCGTTTTCTATCGCCGGCGTTTCCCGGCATCAATGAACTCCAACATTGAGTCGCAGATCGTGATATTCGCGGCGTAAAACTTAATCATCTGCTGCCGCGTGTGGTAGTACCGGCCTTTCGGATTCCACCGCTCAGCCAGCTCCATGCCTGACTGCGAGGCTTTCCGTATTACCTTCAAGCGAGCACGAAATTTTGCTACACTTGGTTTTCCCGTAGACTCATACATAGTCTTTTCTCCAAGGGAACTCAGAACGCAACGCCGGCCCCGTGCCGGCGTTTTGACGCCTGCTTAGTATAACATCCCTGATTTTTCATAGACTTGCGGGCGTTTTGGGCCTGCGATCGATCCGAGGTTATTGGGCTGGCGGTGTGATCCGATCACCGTTGCGCAAAAAAAAGGGCGCAGGTATGCGCCCTTTCCTCCCGCCATTCTGCAGTCCGGCCGGCGGGAGCCGGTTTCCTACGAGGAAACTGGTCTGGTGGCTCGGTTCCATGCCACCTTGGCCTTGTCGGCCATCTTCTCTTTGTCCACGTTGTAATTGTTATTGAACTCGATCTGCCACTCGCCGCAGCAGTCTCCGAATACGTGGCCGCGCTTGCGGTCCTGATTCAGCTCGAGCATCAGCATCTTGGGCGTCTCTCCGCAGGGGCAGGGCTCAAGATGGATGCGCACCACGCCATCATCCTCGGGGGGCTGCTGGCCTGCAGGCGCGTCTCGCTCAAAATCGTGTGGCCGTCCGTCTTGGTTATCTGTGCTCATATTCCAGCTCCGCTCGCTCGTAGCATTCTTTCATGAATTCGATGGCCCGCGCCTCCATGCGCTCGATAAACTCCTGATCGCGGGGCACCGGGATGCGGTGAATCTTTTGCACCTGGCCGCCCTCGAGGTCATCACCGATATAGTAATTGACGTACCACCAGAACGCATATCCGGTCAGCCACATCGCGCCCTGAACCTGATGCCTGTCGGCCGCGGGGATGCAGCGTGGCTCGCCCTTGTACTTCTCGCAGCCGGCCACCGTGTTGCGGTAGTTTTTATACAGCTTGCGAATTTTCATCTCGCCGCCCTCGTCGTACTCGGGCATGTGCAGGAAGTCAGGCGAGGCCGCCAGCCAGTCGTACTGCTTGTGGATCAGGAAAAGGTTGTGCTCGAGCGGCTGGCTGAACTTGAGCTGATACCCTGCCAGTGCCCTCGGCTCCTGCTCTCGGCCCTCACGGGCCCACTCAGGCGACTCCTCGACATGCTTGTGGCCGAGGAGCTCGAGCACGATCTCCTGCCGGTACTTGGTGTAGGCCTTGGTGTCTTTCTTGGCCATGACCTTTTTCAGGCACGACGCGGTGATCCGGGTGCGCCTGAGATCCAGCCACTCGTCAGATCCCTGCTCGACCTGAACTATGCGGCACTCCATCAGGAGTGCCCCATATCTTCATCGAGCGGCTTCACATAGCCGTAGGCTGCGCCTCGAGCCACGTTCGGCAGTTTCTCCATCTGCTCGTCGGTCAGTCTCGACATCGAGTGCCGCTGGAATAGATCCTCCGGGGGATCGTCGGCCTTGGCCTCGCGTACATCCTCGCCGTCAAAAACAATGAACTCAGGCGGCGGCCATTCGAGGCTGAGATTGTCGAGCATCAGCCTGACCCTGCCGAAAAACATCGTGTCGAGCTGGATGAAATCATGCGCAGCCATCAGGACCAGACCTCCTCGCCTTGGAAATACTTGGGCCAAGGCTTCCACTTGTTTTTCAGGAGATCATTGAGCTCAGTCCGGTGCTCGTCGCAGCATTGCGTCACGCCATCCTCGCCGCGCATGTAGGTGAACTCCACGCGCATGTAGCTGACGGCTTCCCGGTCGGTGCCCTGCGCTCGGCAGGGCTTACAAATCGGGTGCTTGCCCTCGTCTACTTTGTGCTCGCTATTGAGGCGCGGGTATTTGTCCCGCCGCTTGCTCACTTGTCGTCATCCGATCCGGGCTCGCGGTCGTCGGCCTCCTGCCGTGAGGTAGGCGGCAGACCGTCCTGATCGGTGTCAGGTTTCGGCTTGGCCTTGGGCTTCGGCTTGGCCTTGGCCTTGGGCTCGGCCACTGGCGACTTGTCGGCATCCTTGGCCTTCTTTTGCTCCCGGTTGAACGTGTTCTGCAGCCGCTTCAATGCTGTGGCGAGCTGGTCGGCAGGCACATCGGCCAGATGCTTGACGTTAAATACCATCGTCACCATCTGCTCGATCACAAAATCCGCTTTCTCCGCGAACAGCTCGTCGGCCTTCTGCAGGATCTCGTCAATGTCGCGGGGGCTCAGGCGGTCGTACTCGTCCGGGCCCTTGGTAGCGGCCGCGGCATCGTCATCGAACTGGGCGACACCTATCATGGCCGATAGGCTGTAGCGGCGCAGGTAGGTCATCACTGCACCGATGGCCTGGGGCCCGCCCT